ACAAATGAGATCAGTACAACAGGCAATGCGTATCGAACCAAGACATAGAGAACAATTAAGAGACCTTGCAATGGAAATTGCGGCTAAAGAAGAAGGTTGGTTACCATATTCAAAAAATATGGAAGACGCAATTGCGGAAGGGCTGGTTATAAAAGAAAGAAAAGATGGTGGTGTTGTGTATGAGTTTGATTTTATTAATATCCTAACATATTTGGGTGAACAAAGAATTGACCCAAACATGTTCCAAATGAAACCAAAAGAAATGAAAAAATTGGAATTACCAAAAAACTTTTCTTTTGATATTGATGAATTAACACCAGATGAACAAAGACAACTTGAAATTGAAAAGAGGAATATCATAAATGCAATCATTATGGGTAAGGGTAAACGAGGTCAATTTGCCTATCAAATGTACAAAGACAGATTAGATGCTATTGATCCTGCTTTATATCCACTATATAATAAAATTATGGGTGCAAATGATTTAATGTATTTCACTGACGAAGATTTAATTGAGGCTTTAGGTGGTAATGCAGCAGGGTCGGCCGGTAAAATGGACGGAAATGATGATGAAGACGAAGAAAATGAAGGTAGTGAAGAAGAAAACGATACTTATTTTGCTAACGGAGTTATATTTCCAATACTTCTTCACGAATTGTTTAAAACATTTTCAATAGTTACATCAAGATCACAATGGGAGGGAATGGATGTTGGTATGGCACAAGATGTTATTTCACAAACAGATACGATGTCAAATGAACCAATGAATTTCAGAGTTGGTGCTGAACTTGTCAGAAAAATGAGAATGTTATTACCGGATGAATTAATAGTTGATGCTGAAAGTAAAAAATATGTTCCGTTTTTTGAACAATTACTATATAGTGTCCCAGCCGAAGAATTTTTGAGGGATATAATAGCAAATGTTATTTCTGATAATAAAACAGATAATGAAAAAGCAACAAGAAAGTTTAACGAAATCTTACAAAAAGCAAAAAATGAATATAAAAAATATAAAGAAGGGGATGATGAAGATTTTGAGGATGATGAAGAAGATGACGACATTTTAAGTCAATTAGGTTTATAAAAAATAATATTTAAAATCAACTGAACCCCCTTTTATGAAAATAATTGGGGGTTTTGATATTTATATTAAAATATCTTTATGAGTTTATCAAAAGAACAACTTATGTTGGAGTATGTTAGGTGTATGAAAGATACACCTTATGCTTTAAGAACATATCTTCAGACATATGATAATACTGTGTCAAAATATGTTCCATTAGAGTTATTTCCAGACCAAATATCATTACTTAATGATTATGAAGATTTTGAAGAAAATATCGCACTAAAATATCGTCAAGCAGGTGTATCAACAGTAACCGCAGCCTGGGTTTCAAAGAAACTTGTGTTTGCAAAAAAAGAACGCCCAGAAAAAATATTGATTATCGCCAATAAACTTGACACGTCAATGGAGATGGCAAATAAAATTAGGGCATTTATCGAACAATGGCCTAAATGGGTTGGAGCTTCGTTTTCACCAGATAAAAATTCACAAAGACACTACAAACTTACAAATGGTTGTGAAGTAAAAGCCGTTGCAACATCACGAGATGCTTTAAGGGGTTATACACCAACTGTGCTTGTATTTGATGAGGCCGCGTTTATCGAAGCTGACGGTGATTTCTGGGCGGCTTGTATGGCGTCACTATCTACAGGTGGTAAAGTAATTGTTGTATCAACACCGAATGGATATGACCCAATTTACTATGAAATCTACAATCAAGCAATAAAAGGAATTAATAATTTTAAAATTTCTGAAATGTTTTGGTGGAAAGACCCAAGATACTCAAAAGATTTATACTTAGTCCCAACCGACGATATTGTTGATTTTTTACTTCACAAAGAAGAACGAGACCAATCAAAAAATATTTCATTTTCCGATTCAGACCCATATGATAGGGATTATGATAAAATAAAAGAATATTTTTCTAAAGGTTACAAACCATGTTCAACTTGGTATGAAAAAATGGTTAAAAAATTAAAATACGATAAAAGAAAAATAAACCAAGAGCTTAATTGCGAATTTTTGGGCTCTGGTGACAACGTATTTGATTCAAAACAATTAGAATACATAAAAGAAAATACAATCCAAGACGCACCAAATAAAATGATGGGTAACGCTCTCTGGATGTGGAAAGAACCAATACAGGGACATAAATACATTATGGGTGTTGATGTTTCTCGTGGTGATAGTGAGGACTTTTCTTCAATCCAAATAATTGATTTTGACGATAGAGAACAAGTATTCGAATATGTTGGAAAAATTCCACCTGACACTTTAGCCGAAATTGCATTTAAATGGGGTACAATGTATAATGCATTTTGTGTTGTGGATATAACTGGTGGTATGGGTATTACAACAGTAAGAAAAATGCAAGAACTTGGTTATAAGAACTTCTATATCGATGGTGTTGATTCTATGAATATATGGGCTGTTAATAAAAGTTCTGTCGATAAAATCCCAGGAATTAATTTTAACAATAAACGAGTTCAAATAATTGCGGCCTTTGAAGAGTATGTTAGACACAAGTTTAATATAAGAAGTGTTAGATTATACAACGAAATGAACACATTTGTTTATGTTAATGGGAGACCTGACCATCAAAAAGGACAACACGACGACCTTATTATGGGGATATCAATGGCAATTTATGTTGGTGAATCATCATTTTCAAAATTAGAAAAAGTTACAGAAAAAACAAAAGTTATGTTAGACTCGTGGACTGTTTCAAATAATGATTCTGTCGGTAAACAAATTCATTTTGATCCCGTAATTCCAAATTTTAATGCAAGAAATGATAAAAACAATATGTTAAATTCTGGAGCTTTAAAAGAAGATTACATAAAATATTCTTGGTTATTTGGTAATAAAAGATAATTATTATTATGGGATTAAATAGAAGAAAAAAATCGGGTAATATTATAGGTGGCTCACGATTGATTGTTGATGGTCAACAAATTTTTTCTGTAAAAAAGTATGTACCAGACATAAAAAAAATATCATTAAAGGACGATTTTATTGAGGGTGCAGAAACTCCAACACCAACTACAACAACTACAACAACGACACCAATAATTACTTATGACATTTAAACTAAATTTTTTGAAAGTATTGTAACGTAATATAATTTCAATTTGGTATTGTGTTAAATATTTAATATTATAAAATAATAATTAAATTTTTTATATGGAAAAACAAAATTTGACGGTTTGGCAAAGATTATCAAAAACTTTTGGTCCAAATTCATTATTAAGTATGGATTCACCAACAGTTAAACTTGATAAAAAAGTTTTATTACAAACACCAAACAAACAGGAATACGAAAAAGAAAAATTAGAATATCAACAAGCATTATTTTTAAGTAATCAGTGGCACAAAATTGAAAATAATCTTTACGCTCAAGCTGTTTATTACGAACCAAATAGAATTGCCGCATTTTATGATTACGAATCAATGGAGTATACCCCAGAAATTTCAACAGCTCTTGATATATATTCTGAAGAATCCACAACCCCAAATCAAGATGGTTATGTATTACAAATCTATTCCGAATCAAAAAGAATAAAATCAATTCTTACTGACTTATTTAATAAAAGTTTAGATATTTCAATAAATCTACCTATGTGGATTAGAAATACTTGTAAATATGGTGATAACTTTGTTTATCTGAAATTAGATCCAGAAAAGGGTGTTATTGGTTGTTTACAACTTCCTAATATTGAAATTGAAAGATTGGAGAGGGGGATGGAAGCAAGAACTATGAATGCTGTTGTTGGTTCACAGGTTGACTTTAAAAATAAAAATTTAAAGTTTGTTTGGAAAACCAAAGATATGGAATTTAACACTTGGGAAATTGCACATTTTAGATTATTAGGTGACGATAGAAAATTACCATATGGAACATCTATGCTTGAAAAGGCTCGTAGAATTTGGAAGCAACTTGTTTTAGCTGAAGATGCTATGTTGATTTATAGAACTTCAAGAGCACCAGAAAGAAGAGTATTTAAAGTTTTTGTTGGTAATATGGATGACAAAGATGTTGAAGCATATGTACAAAGGGTTGCAAACAAATTTAAAAGAGATCAAGTTGTTGATTCTAAAACTGGTAATGTCGACTTAAGATTTAATCAAATGGCTGTTGATCAAGATTACTTCATACCAGTTAGGGATCCCGCACAAACAATGCCAATCGAAACATTACCTGGCGCTGCAAATTTATCAGAAATTGCTGACATCGAATATATTCAAAAGAAACTTGTAACGGCTTTAAGAATACCAAAAGCATATCTTGGTTTTGAAGAACCGGTCGGCGATGGTAAAAATTTATCGTTATTAGACATTAGATTTGCTAGAACAATTAATAAAATACAAAAATCAATGATTGCCGAATTAAATAAAATAGCAATTATTCACTTGTTTTTATTAGGGTTTGAAGATGAGTTACATAATTTTACTTTAGGACTTACTAATCCTTCTAAGCAATCTGATTTATTAATGATTGATGTTTGGAAAGAAAAGGTATTATTATATAAAGATATGGTCACAGAAATCCCAAACACTTTACAACCAACATCAGCTACTTGGGCCAAAAAACACATATTTGGTTTTTCTGATGAAGATATTAAACTTGAAATACAACAGATAAGATTAGAAAGAGCTGTAGCTGGGGAATTAGCAAACACTGCAACTGTAATAACAAAAACAGGTTTATTCAATAATGTCGATAGATTATATAAAACAGTTTCTGGTGAAACAGCAAATCCTGCTGGTGAAGCACCCGCTGGAGGTGATATGGGTGGAGGAGGCGCACCACCTCCACCACCACCTGGAGGAGAACCACCATTAGCTGATAGCTACAAAAGAAGAAATTTAAATATTTTAAATGAGAGTGAAGACTTTATAGAAGAAAGTGATTTTTTCGGTAAGGGTAATAATTCTTTAGGTGATATTGAATCCGAACTGGACAAATTACTAAATGGGTAATATTTATTATAAAAAAATGGAAAT